TAAACTTAATTCTGTTAGTAGCATTGCTATTATTTACTATTGTAATCTCATGTAATGTACTGTTAGTTAAAGTAGTACCTACCCATTTATTGACTACGGGATTGACAACATTAGATATATCCCAAATTTGAATAGTATGTCTATTTTTAAAATCGGGTATAAAATTATCCTCTACTGTTCTAAAGATCTCTTCTCCATTATCTTCAAACTGATTACTATATTTACGGTATTTATTTAGTCCCATTGTCTTAAGTCTTTTGTAATTAATTTTATTTTATGATACACTCTTTCTATTATTTTATTATTTTCAATTGAATGATTAAAATCAATGTTTCCAACAGCATCTAAATAAGCGTATAATTCTGTAGATTGCATTTGTTTTTTATTGAAAATATTTACATCCCCGGATATACGCGATCTTTTAGCTATGTCAAGTTGTAACATTGCTATTTCTTCATAAGCCATATTAGAGGCAGTCCAAATATCATTTAATACTATCATAATTAATTACTCGAATTAAAATTATACCTTTCTTTACTACATAAATTTCTAGCTGATTCTATAATAATTTGCGCGTTTTCAAATAATTCGTTTTGAAACATTACATTGGCCCCTAGTCTTTTTAAGGAAAGTTTTTGCCAATTTTGAAAATCTACGTAGTCTGTATCTATTGCAAAAGCAGATTTAACTGCTTCACTAGTTATAGCGTCTCTTATTTCATCCATAACTAAAATTTGAGAATGGACATAAACATTATTACCTTGAGAAGCTAATCCCGTAGTTTCATTCAAACTAAATAAAAGCTCTTCATAATTCTCATTTTTATTTTGCTCAACGCTGTTAATTGAAGCAGTATCTCCCTCTTTTAATATAGCTAAAATGCTGGATCCTTCATTTTGAAATAAAGTACCGTTATCAGTAGCTTTAAAAATAAACCCTTTAAAACCGTAAAAGTTGCCTTTAGATACAGCTCCTCCAAGTTCTATATTTCTAAATATTATAGTAGTATAAGAATACCAGCCATCCATGTATAATTTTTTCCCGCTAGCGTTAGGTAATGAAGTTACAGTTGTAGGGTAAGCTCTTCGAGATGTTACAAAGTAAGATTTTTCACCGTTAGATAAAACTCCTTCAGAATATTTTAACACGTCAATTTGTCCATTATACATTTTAATATCTATAACATCCGTAGATAATTCTGCCTGCTCAGGTTGTACAATATCTGAAGGGCTGTACTCCAATGATGGGGGAGCGCTTGATATAAATAACCCAGAATTTTGGGCTACTACAGAAGAAAAAACTTTGTTTGAATACCCTAAAGTACCATTATACGCAAGAAATGTTTTATAAGTAGATCCTGATATATTAGGTATAGAGTCAAATCTTACATTGGAAGGGGAAACTTTTAGATTTCTTTTCCCAGTTGATCCATCAGTCAGTGATGCTGTTACAGCAGGTTTATCAGCGTATATTTTAATAATATCGTCAGCTAAATTTCCATTAGTATCTACTACAGATACACTTTTGATATTGTCCATTATATTTTAATTTAAATTGTTGTTAACTTCTTTAGCATTTCCAGTAGCGAATAGTAACTCTTCTTTTTCAAGCTCCACTGTTTCCGCTTTAAGCAGTATTTCTTTATCTTTAATTTGCCCTTCTTTAATATTCTTTTTTTCTATGAGATCTAATTCTTTTAGCTTGTGAATGTTTTTTTGTTCTGCTATAACAGTCTCTAATTTTAATTTATCTTTTTGCTGTGCTTGAGCATTGTTAGTTAACCTAGCAATTTCAGCCTCTAGCTGCTTTATACTTGTTTGAGACTCTTCTAGAGCTTGCTGCATTTTTTGAATACTAATGTTCTCTTCTTTTTGTTTTTCTAAGGCTTCTTCAACTAGATTTTCTATTTCATGAACTGATTTTTTGTTTAAAATTTTAATCATGACTGTTGCAGGCAGTGCTCCCGCTGCTACTAGTTCTTTAGATAAGTTGATTATTTTAAGAAGCTTAGGATTTTCTATACCTGCTGAAATAACAGATACTTTATAATCTGTCATTGCAAATTTACTTGGATGTACTACAAAAGGTATAACAGTAGTACCATGTTTTCTAACCCCTCTTTTAGGTTGTTCTTTGTAAGAAAATTTAAACGCGTCTAACGTTTCTTGGACTGTTCTATTTAAACATCGATCTATATCTTTAAATAGTTCTAAAGATAATACAGATACTTGATTAATACCTACTTTAACGTTTTCCACTGCATCTCTTTGTTCAATAATACCTAACATTTGTCTAGGTACACCTGATATAATATCTGCTTGAGCTGCTAAAGATTCTAAAATAGCGTTAATAGCTTGAATAGAATTATGATTTACAGAAGAATCAAAATCACCGTAATGATTAAATTGTTGCGCGCCGTCTTCTGTAGGATCTACAAGTTCAAGCCCTTGTTTACGAAATACTATCCATTTTGACAGTCTTTCTACTAGATTGTTACCTAGTGATTTAGGGATAGCAGCAACGTTAACTCGGGAACCAGACACTCCAGAATTAGCTACTGTATTATTTCTAAAAAACATCATTATATCATAGAGATCTTGAATTTCTCTCATATTATTAATCATAGATTCAATAACACCTTTAGGTGATACATTAATTAAACCTGAGTAAGATAATGTAGTTTTCCATAAAGAATCTTCACTTCTAGGAGCTTCTTCACAACGTCTTCCTCCAATATGTATTTCAGTACCTACTCTATAAGATTCATACCTATCTTCTCTATACACATGGCCACCTTTTCCATCAGATATTCTAGTAGAAGCTAACCACTCAACGTGATAAAAATCAACTAAATCTCCTACAAGACCGTGATGAGAATTTGCATACCCTGTTTTTATATCCTCGCGGTCCATTTCATGTTTCCCATTTTGAGAAATCATTACATCTGGAGCACCTTCTTTTATATTAATATCATTCCCTAAAGTACTGTAAGAAGTAAATAATAGCTCTGCATCTTTTTTACTAATTACATCGCCTAATTCTTTTAATATATTGTGAACTGTAACTCTTTGTTTAGTTACTACAACATCTGCTTTCTTTAGATCTCTTTCATGTCTAGGTCTATTAGTAAATATATTTTCTGGTTTAACACATTCAATAATAGGATCTTTACCTTTTCCTTTATATACAGATCTAGTATACCCTTCACCAGTTGTAAAATAATCTTTAGATACTTCTTTTTTAATGTTAGACATGTCTATATCCGCGTCAGTTTCTATATGTCTAAGTATATTTTCTGCAGCTATTTCAAAAGATGATTTATAAGAGTCGCCGTATTTATTCGTTACTTTAGATAGCCAATCTTTAAGTCCTTCAGAAGGATTTTCAGAAATGTCAGGCTTTTGATCCGGGGTTTTATCCGCAGTTCTTTTATTGCTTTTTACTCTTGATTGAAAATCGGCATCCAGCTCTTTTAATAAACCGTCCATTTTTTCTTGGTCTACTAAATTAACTGTTTCACTATCTGTATACGCTACACTAAAGACGGGCTCAGATAATAAACTAAGCCCGACAAGTGCATCTACTCTTGGTTTTATAATGTTTGTAAACCCTAAATCAATAGGATTTTGCATACCATAAATATCTTCTAAATACTCAAAATCTAATTGATCTCTAACACTGGAGTAATAGTTACGCGCTGTTTCAACGCCTATTTTAACACCAACTAGACTTTCTATATAGAAATCAGCTTTATCTTTGAAATGTTGAGGCTTAAGCTTTTCAGCTTCTGACAAATACACTTCGTCTTTTATAGATGAATAGTTATTGGTATACATATAATTTGCCTGTTATTTTTTTACAATATATCCTAATATATCAGTACTTAATAAAACTCTGTATTTTGAATCGTCTGATATATCGGAAGTGTTTAAATTATTTCCTACAAAAGAGTCTATAATAATTACAGATCCTATACCTACGTCTTTATAATCTTTTCCATAGTCGTTAGTAGGCCCCACTGCTAGAATTTTAGCTGACTTAGTTACAACATCATTGTCATTAAAAACGTCATCTTCACCTACTTCTGAAATAATTCCAGATGCGGTTACAACTTGCTTTCTTTCGATCATTTCAACTAGTATATTATTAATCCCAGGTTTGAATGTTTTTGGGTTAAATGATTTATTTGTGTCCATCTCTTTTTTTGATTTAAAAATTAGTACGTCTGATTCTGATATTATTTTAGCATGCCCTGTTTTTGTTGTTATATGAAATCCTGAATAAATGGATACAACTATCACATCTCCAGCTTTTACTAAAGTTACATCTGATCCTATAGATACAACTTCTGTAACATACATATTACCTCTAATTACAGTATAACTTTCAGGCATAAATACTCCGTTCATACTTTGTGCAGGCCATGATTTTAGTGTTACCACTATTCTATCACCTACCGCTCTAATTTCACTTAAATCATTTTTAGCAGTTAAATTTTTAGCTCTCGCCATACTTCTAACTACATTAGGTCCATTCGTACCATTTACAACATCGGCTTTAGTGATGCCTTTACTTTGTGTTTTCATATTGTTCTTATTATTATGTTATTTACTCATGATTATATAATACTATTTAATTTTTATATTATTCTACTATGGACTATCAACTACCCATTTATATGCGTCAGAGCTATTATCACTCTGTAATTCTTCTTCTGCAATAGAAGTAATTTCGGTTTCTTTTTTAGGTATTGGCCCCCATCTTTTTTTACCATTTCTATCTCTATAGACACCTATCATAGCAAGGTCGCTTGAGGCTGTACCAGTAGTGGAAGCAGGCTTACCTAAAAAATCTTCATCAGCTAGTTCCGCTAATCCGCAGGCTACAACAAAATCAAACGCAGTCCTTTTTTCTCTAGAGTAATCTCTAGATTGTTCCAAAACTGGAATATACATAATTAGATAGTAATAATCGTCAATATAATCCGCAAATTTTTGATCCTGGTGATCGATTACAGCACCTGTTGCAGGAGTACCTAAAAGAGTACTGGCTTTAGCGCCGCTGACATTAGACCCTATAGCAATAGAAGGTCTTTTTAATATTCTCCATAACTGACCTTTATCCCTAAAAAAAGATATAATATTTATTTTGGTATACTCAATATTTAACTTAGCGTTGTAATACATCGACAGCTTAAGTACATTTTCATAATCCCATCTAACATCGTCAGATCTTTCATTATAAAATGCAACGTATACTTGACTAGTCCTGCTAAACATGTTATTAGATATACGCTTTTTAATTGCTACAGCTAGCTTAGACCCGTCTACTAAAGAATCTTTTTTACCTTGATCAATACTATCCACTCCGCCCACATATAAATTATTCATTATTTGGCCATTCGATTCTATATCTGGCGGCTCTACAATTATAATTTTACCTCCTCTAACTTCTATAAACTCTACTCCGGTAGGGTTACCTTCTTTATCCATTATATAGTCAAGTCTTCCTTCTTTCCAAGGTTTAACTGTCGCCACTTTTAATTTAGTAAGCTGCTCAGCAATCTTGTCTTGATTAAATATATTTGTACCTGTTACAGTAAAAACTTCTTCTAATGTTATAGGAAATTCTTGTAATTCTTGCATAAATGCTACAGGATCCGACTCTAAATCTTTTCTAGATTGAATCAGCTGTCTCATAGCTAGTTCAATATTAGGTACTCCAGAATGCTCCCATGTTCCTCCATACTTTAAATAAGCCGGAATAAATATGCCTGTCTCTCTTCCCCACTCGTTTACAAGAAGCAAATTAAAACCTCGTGGATTAGTAAACACGTCTTCAGCGTCTTTATTATTTACAGATCCCCCCGTACCAGTCAACATTACAAAAGCTTTCATAATAGAACCCATTATTTTCCAAGAACCTTTAGATTGTCCCAAACAATTTTTAAGAGACCCTTTTGACGGGTGTGATGGGAATGATGCAAATTCTTCTATGTGTTGAAAATGAGGTCTTCTACCCCTTGTAACGTTAGGATTATCTGCGTAAGTTATTCTTCTAATTTCGTTACCAGACCCTCTTGTCTGTTCATCGTGATTACTATCAAAATACTCTTCTCCAGCTACAATTTTTTTAGTTGAGCTGGTTTTTTGCTTTTGTCTGTATCCCGGGTATTCTTTTTCTATGGCTTTAATAGTGTCTGTAACTTTATCCCAAGCTTCTTCTACAATTGGATCAGAAGTTGCAGATACAATTAACTCTTGGCTATCAAAAATCATATAGTACCAAGCCATTACAGAATCAGTAATAAAAGATTTACCTATACCTCTTCCTCCCATTATGGCTCCGTACTTTCTAGTTTTGTACCCTTTCCATAAAAGATCAAAAACGTATCTATCAATATTAGAATACAAAGGTCTACCTACTTCAAAACCGTCTAGAGGGTTACCTTTGTCATCATATAATGGGATTTCAAACATAAACATAATAAGCCAAAAACAAAACATAGGGTTATAGTACTCAGAACCTATATAGATTCCTTCTTCCATGGCCTTGTTTATTTTCTTATAGTACATCTGCATGTCATAGCTCTGCGGATGTACATCAGGTTTTACGGTTAAAGCAGTAATAGCTTTAGGCAAAGGTCTATAGACTAAGTAATCTTTTAGTCTTATTTCCTCCTCGCCTGTACGTATACCTGTTAAAAATTCAACTGTTTCTGTAACATCCCAATGACCATTCATTATTTTGTCATCCGACCTATTTAGAAAAGGAAGTTTATTTTTGTTGTACCGATCGTACTTTGTTTTTGCACTTATTCTCATTATTTAAGTCCCCTTTCTCTAAAACTAGTTGAACCTCCGCCTCTTACTTTACCTGCACCGTCAGCTTTAAGAACCGCGTTTTGCAATAAAGTTTTACTTTTCATAATAACTTCTATTTTAGTAAAAGCATTAAGCATTATATTCAAGTTAGTACTAAACTTTGTTCCATGTATTTCACTAACAGATTCTTCTATTTTAGGTATGTTTTCATTAAGCATAGTAGATATTTCATCAAGTTTTTTATCTACTGCTTTAAGTAATCTTTTTTCAG